GATTGCATGAAATGAAATGCCATGTCTGCGGTGGGAATTTGGAATTTATGAGATCTGCATTATCCAAACCTCAACCTTGTGTTGCTGGCAAAACACATGGGGTTAAAATATTGCTTTGTGACAAATGTTATAGAGAATATTATTATGACTGGCATTTGACTAAAACCAGCAGTTGAATCCTATAGCAATCTCACACACTATTTTATATCCTTAACTTAAATTAAATTGTGTAAATGAAATCTAACCTATTAGGTATCGTTTCACGACTACGCGAAGCCACCGCCGGAGCAGAAGCCGGTGAACTGGACGTGCACATTATCCAACCGGGGTGGGGATCATCCGGATACTATCCTGAATCCGTTCTGCAGAAGGCGGTGACAGACAAGGTCTATCATGCCGGGATGCACATGGGGTGGGATCATCCGACCGAACAGGAAGATTGGTCACGCCCAGAAAGATCACTCAAAAACCTGGCAGGGGCACTCACGCAGGATGCATGGTATGACTCAGATGGATGGGACAAGACGCCAGAAAACCCAACCGGAGCAGGTGTCTATTCTACCGCGAAACCTTTTCCAACTTACGCCGCATCCATAAAAGCGATGGGTGAGCATATCGGGGTATCTCATAGCGTCTATGGGGATGATGAGTGGGGCAAGGCAGAGGACAAAGAAGGGAAGATCATTACCCAAATCTTTGCTGATGCTTTTAACACCGTGGATTTTGTCACGCTGCCCGGAGCGGGCGGACATTACAAAGCGGTGTTCGCAGAGACGCTGAAACGAACCGAGAAAAAAGAAGGAGATGATACTATTACTGAAACAAAGATTACTATTGGTGATGTAAGAAAGGACACTAAGATCATGGAAGCCCTTAAAAAGGAGTTCATGAAAGAAGCAGACGGCGATAAGATCGCGGAGAAGCTTACCGAAGCACAGGTTAAGAATACTGAACTCACTGAAGCACTCAAAGAAGCGGGTGCTAAGCTGATTGTTCAGGAAGGGAGGACATATGCACTCGCAAAGGTTGCAGAGTCTAAGCTGCCTGCACTCTCTCAGAAGAGGGTTACCGAGTCTCTCGCATTCGGCAAAATCCCGGATCAGGACAGCGTCATTGATACCGTTGAGTTTGACAAGATGATCGAGGCCGCGGTCACCGCAGAGCAGACATACATTGACGAGATCCTGAAGGAGTCCGGCAATGGCGGCGTGCATGACCTCGGTGCAAGAGACACCGGCGCTGATCTCACGGAATCAAAGAAACAGCTTTATGAGTCGCATATCGCTATGGGAAAATCGAAGGACATTGCAGAAGCACTGTCTGGGTATAAGGAGGCTTGAACATGGCAAACAATGTACTGTATGATCCAGGTTACAGGAAATCTGTGATCGCAACATATCCCGCAATCCCCGCGAGTGGCGGCGTTGTGCTCTTTGGTCTTCGGTCCGGTGTGGCAATCACTGACGAAGATGACGACGGATACACATCCGTTGATTTTGGCCCAAAGGACTACAGTCTTTCTGTGGTTGACAGTAACACTGGAGGTATTGCAGTTGGTGCATCGCTCTTTGCATCTCAGGCAACTCCTGTTGTGCTTTCAAACGACAGCACTGGGGTTTTCTTTGGGTATGCAAACGCAATCGTGGACGATGGCGAAACCTCAACAGTCAGCGTGCATCACGTAGCTGACACCGGCGGGATACTTGCATCCGGGGCAATTGGGGTAACTCAGCTCGCAGCTGATGCGGTAACCACCGCGAAGATCGCAGATCTGAACGTCACAAATGCAAAACTCGCAACAGACGCACAGAAAGTGGTTGAAGTTGCACTTACCGCAGGTATTGCAAACGTATTCGCTCTCGCATGGGAGAACCCTGAGGCTGTGCCGATCATGGTAAACAGGGTTGTAATAGACATTACAACCGCAGGCGGGACGGCTGACGCAGTCCTGAATGTTGGATCTGGTGCAACTGCAGCAACTGCAAGTGACAACCTGATTGACGGTATTGACCTCAATGCGGTGGATATCTATGACAATCTTGTGGTGCTTGACGCAGGAACCAACGGCAACACCGTCGCAAAACTTGATGAGAATGGAGGAACAACTGCGTTTATCACAGGGCAGATTCTTGTTGCAACCGCTGCGGCGATGGTTGGGAACGCATACATCTTCTACAGGGAGGTCTGAATAAATGACTAAATTCTACGAAGCACCAAACCCAATTGATACTTTCGGGGCGCGGGGTTCATCTCGCAAACTGGGAGAGGCAGCAATGCTGCAGAGAAAGTCTGATGTCTGGGATCTCATCTCGGAAGCGGACAGTGTAAAGCGCGTTGATCACCTTATGGAAACCATGAGCACGTCAGACTTTGACTATGTGCTCACCGCTGACCTCAACACCATGCTTATGGGCATGCTGGCAAGGTATCCAGTCTCATACAAGATGTGGACTAAGCCCTCGATGGTGAATGATTTCAAGGTGAACACTCTTGCAGGACTTGTGGGCAACAAACGGCTTATGCAGGTCCAGAAAGAAGGGACTGATCTCCCAGTCACATACTTCACCGATGACAAATACACGATCTCCGTGCAGTCATATGCGGAGAGTGTGGCACTCACTCGGCAGGCGATTATGAACGATTCCCTTGGAGCGTTCAACGAGATTCCTGGATACTTCTCTGAAGAGGCAGCATTCACCGCCGAAAACCTTGCAACCCAGATGATCGCAGACAAAGACGGGGCACATGCAACGTTCTTCACCTCGGGGCGGGGAAATCTGATTACCTCAGAACTGTCAATTGCATCTGTAAAAGAGGCAGTTGTGGCTATGTCAAAAATGGTGGACCCCACCAGCAGAGCAGTATACCGTGAGCCAAAAGGTCTCATTGTCCCGCCTGCGCTTAAGGTTCAGGCAGAAGAGATTGTAAATGCTCTCACCATGGAAGTCATCGATGACACCAACGATGTCCGAACAACCCAGCGCAATCCCTACGCAGGTCTTCAGGTCGCAGTTGATCAGGAAATCCCGCTCGTGTCTGTTGACAATGCTGTGGCTAACAAACAGTGGTATCTGTATGCAGATCCAAACGTTGGACGCACTGCAGCCGTGTCGTTTGCAACCATGAGAGGATATCTCACCCCTCGCCTGTACCGGAAGGCACCGGACGCTATGATGATTGGTGGCGGCAGCGACATGTATTCGTACCAGAATAACACCATTGACTACGCGATCAAATGGGACATTGGGGCTGCACAGATGGACTACACTAAGATGGTGGCATCTCAGCCAGCATCCTGATCCCTTTTTTTGAGGTGATTAGGTATGGCAAAAATAACAGGATCAGCAGAACAGTTCCCCGGAAATTATCTCAGAAAAACTATTTATCATGCGGATGGTGAGTGATTGGCATACTGTGTAGCAGCAGACGTCTATCTGAGGACAGGTACAAGCTTAGGCACAATCACAGAAGCCAATATCACATCGTTCATTGCTGAGGCTGACGCCGACATAGTGACCTATCTGACGGCCAAGGGATACCCCGCACCAACGGTGAGTAACAGTCTGAAATCCGCATCGATTAAACTGACGATGGTCATGATCGTTGATCGATTATCAATTGAGCTTGCACGGCCCGCGTCACAGACACTTGTGGGGGATATCTCATTCTCCGTGAGCCCGGCAGAAGCCAAACGGTTTACCTCTGAAGCATATTCGGCGATGGATTCCTATATCGCATCCGCAAACAGCACGAACACCTACATTAGCATTACGCCCAACGCGGATGATCCGTATCTGACTATGAGGGGGTAAAATGGTATTCCCGACATCACTACAGATACACACGGCAACCATCCGGCACGCAACCGGCACCTACACCACAGATGCGTATGGGAATCAGGTGCCTGTGACGGCAGACACGTCAGTAAAATGTCGATTCAGCCAGGGCAAAGAGAAGATAGTGGTCAACGGGGCTGTCTCATATCTGGAATCGATCCCGAAAATACTGCTGAGGCCGGATGCAGTGATCGCAGACAATGACAAGATTATCAGTATTATTGACGGGTTCACCGGGACTTATACTGCATACAATCGCAAGGTGATTTATGAGGCGGCGGTTGCGAACATATCCCACATAACCTGCCAGCTGGCGGCGGTGGTTTGATGCCCCCGTATGAGACGGACCATGACCGATTGATCCGCATTGACGAAAACGTGAACATGATTAAGGGCCTGCTTGAGAAGTATGAGGAAGAGAAGGTGGAGTTAGTCAAAAGGATTGGAAAGATTGAATTGTTCCAGGCAAAGCTGATAGGCATCGCAGCCACAGTATCATTTATTGTGACTGTAATTATCACACAGATCAGCAGGTTTTTGGGGTTGGTAAAGATTGGCTAAAAGCACAGGCATCAGAGAGGTGCAGGCGGCATTCAAACTCTTCCAATCCGAGATCGTTAAGAAGCAGAAGGTCGCCTTAAAGCTTGCAGCGCAGGCATATTCCAACGATGTTAGATTGGTCTCCCCATATCGTCATGATGATTCGGGTATAACTGGGGGCACATATAGACGATCTATCCACCCTGAAGTATTGGATGCAATCACCGCCGTTGTTGGTTCCAATTTACCTTATGGCAAAAGGCTTGAATATGGTTTCGTGGGTGCCGACAGCTTAGGGCGTGTGTATAATCAACCCGCACAACCCCACTTTAGACCAACGATGGACAAGAATGAGGGTAAGTATAAACAGATTTACGCGGAGGCAATATTCTGATGAAGGACATCACTTATGCAATTATCACACTTCTCAAGGCTGATACGGGGGTCGCTGGCGTGGCTGGTACACGAGTTCACCGAAAGAAGCTACCAACAAGCCCTACATTTCCCGCGATCACCGTTGCAAAGATTGACAACATTAGAGATGTCATAACCAATACGGCAGGCTATGCACATGCACGAATCCAGTGCACAACATGGACAACAACGCCCGGCCCGGAGGAAGACTTAGCTGAGACTATTGCCAATGCGCTGAATCAGAAACAGAATAGTATATTACTGTACGGAACCGGTGCGAATGCATCTGCAGTATATATTAAATGTGTGAAAGACGCCGGGGGTATCCCGGATGAAAACGAAGAGATCCCGCTCTACATGGAACACAGAGATTTCATGATAGAGTATAACTACAGGTGATAATTTATGACTGAAGAATCAAAATGCGCAATCGGTGTGACAATCCTTCAAAATGGACTCGCACTTGGGGGTATGTATGAACCCAGCATGCCTGACGTATCAGGTGAGGAGGTAGACACCACTTCACAGAATAACATTGGAGGGGTAACAACCCGGTGTATAGGTAAGCTGACTAATGGAAATTTTGGGTTTAAAATCCACTTTACCGGGTCAGCAGCACAGACAGCACTCATCAGTGATATCTACGACCGTGATACTGACATCTGGACTGTTGTAATGCCAATGGGCTCTGGAGATATTAGCAACCATAGTTGGACATGGTCAGGGCAGATCGCAAAAAGTCCTGTAATGGTTGAGGATAGTGGCAATCTGTACATAGACCTGGAAGTGACAGTTAACGGGAAAATGACTCATGTATCAACTGCGGGCGTGGGACTGACTACAACATCGTTTGGCATTGTGAATAGTACCGCAAATGCACTCACCCCATCCCCCACTGCTGCACCTACAGTGTATGAATATACAGTTGAGGCATACAGTGATGATGTGTCTGTCCTGATTACCCCGGTAGCCACAGCAGGGACAATCTACATCAACGGGACTGTAGTCGCCACCACCGTTGCATCAGGTGTAATTACACTTAATACCGGGATCGGTGCGGTGACATATGTGTCAATTGTGGTTACGGATCTCAACAAAACACCGAGAGTATACTGGATCAAGTTTGTGATTGGAACTGCAGCACACCCTGAGTGATTTGAATGGACGGACGAGCACACACAGTGATTGAGGCAGGAGGTAAGGTTTACAACCTTCGCGCCTCATTTAATGCACTCGCAACCTTTGAGGAGAACATCGGCCCTATATCCATGCTGATGAATGGTGACAAATCGAAAATGTTTCAAGGATCAAGAGGGCTGATATGGGCAACAAAAAATGCCTATGGTAAAGACTCGATCTCCCTGGCTGAAGCCGGAGATATATGTGAGAAGTATATCCATGAAAAAGGGGCAAGGCAACTCATCAAACTGACCCAATCAATCCTTAATTCTGGTGGATGGATGGATGGCGGCGAGGAATCAAAAAACCAGAACCCGGAAACCCCGGAACCATCAGAGGATTGATCACGAGCTATGAACCTGCGGCGTATGGAGTCGGCAATTTGAAACCGCATGAGTTTCGATCAATGACGCCCGCAGAGTTCACGCCGTATATCACAGCCCGCGCTAAACGCGAGGAGGAAATTGTGAAGATGGAAAATGACCGCATAGGGCTTATCTGTTCAATCCTGCAAAATGGCATACCTACAGGAAGCCCTGCGAAGGGCGCAAGGAAACACAAACCAGGAGATTACTTTGGATCATCAGAACCGGCAATACAGAAGCCTCAGACGGAGGTTATCTTTAGTACTATGATGGCATGGACTTCAGCGACAGGTGGTGGCGTGCATGGCTGATCTGAGCGCATTTGCCAAGGGTATCGTTATACCCATCACTGCTGATTCATCCGGCCTAAAGACGGGCTTGAATCAAGCCAATGGTTCACTCGACAAAACCAGCAGTAAATTCAGCAAGTTCTCTTCCGGCATAAAGAAAAACGGCATGGCAATCGGGGCCGGGATGACCGCGGCAGGCGTTGGAATTATAGCACTTACTGATAGTGCAAAGAAGACCAACGCAACGCTGATGACAACCGGCATCCAGTTAGGTGTCACCACAGACGACATGCGGGACCTGGCACTGGAAACAACTAATGTCACATTCCCGCTGTCTGAAGTAACTGCTACCTTTGATCTGTTGACTCGTGCTGGGATGGAGAACACAGATCAGATTGAAGCAACTGCAACCGCGTTTGATACCTTAGGAGATGCAACCGGAAACAGTGCATCTACTGTCACCAGTTCGCTTATCCCTGCCTTCAATGCGTTTAATATACCATTAGAGGAAGCCGGGAGCCACACTGATACACTGACATATCTGTTCAGAAATTCAACAATTGAAATGAGCGGGTTCTCTGGTGCTATGAACTATCTTTCTGCCGATATCGACACGCTTGGCATATCGATGGAGGACACTGCCGGAATACTGCTTGCATTGAGTGACAAAGGTATTCAGGGTTCAGCGGCGACTCGTGAGTTCAGAACGGCAGTCACCGCAGCAACGTCAGATACCACCGACTATACCGCAGAACTCAGTGATCTCAGTTCAGAGATGACGAACCTGAAGGGCAAGCACGACGACCTGAACGATTCAATGCGGGATAATACCCTGTCTGTCAGAAGTAATGAGATAGCGATTGCAGATGCAAAGGACAGGCTTGCAGAGATGCGAGCAGAAGGTCAGAAAGAAGGAGAAACAACTGAGCAGTATAACAGGAGACTGGAATCACAACAGATCAGAATTGAGTCTTTAGGCAACCGGCAGGATGACCTGATTGAGAAGCAGAAGGACATCAATGCTGGGTTGAAGGAGAACGCAGAAGCTCAAAAACTGAACACAGATGCAACCACAACCGCAACTGAGTCAGCCGCAGACCAATCAGCAGGATTGCAAACCCTATATGATGAACTGGGTATTACTGCCGAAGAGGTCGAAGGCTACAAAACAAAGATGGCTGATGCTGAAGGCATGACGCAGGACTTCGCGGATGCTCAGAACACACAGTACGGCACGATGGACAAGCTCAAACAGAAGTATGAGGAGTTTGCATTATCCGCCGGGACAACGCTTGAACCCTTAGAGGGTCTGGGTGCTGTGATGGCTGCAGGTGGCCCGCTTATCCTTGGCATGACAATGATGCCTTCCCTTATTGGGGGGGTAAGTACTGCGTTCACCTTGTTATCTGCAAACCCTATTGTACTTGTTGTGGGCGGATTGATACTATTATTCATCCTGTTAAATGCCAAATTTGACATCGTAGGCAAGGCGGCAGACATCTTAGGCAAAGGTTTCAAATGGCTCTCAGGCATTGTATCTGATCTCATTGATTGGGTATCTGATGCAGTTGACTGGTCTGATGTTCTTGGCACAGCGTTCGATATCCTGCTTAATCCGATTGACCTAGTCAAGATTGCCATGGGCAAATTCGGCGATGCATGGGGTATCGTCTGGGATGGTATCCTCGATATCACAACAAAAGTCTCAGACTTTGTAATGGGCATCTGGGACGCACTAACAGGCGATGCAGAAGACACCACTGGGTTGCTTGACACCATCTGGTCATGGACACCGCTCGGCATGATAACCGGGAACTGGGACAAGATATCAGGTTTTCTTTCCGGAGCATGGGATACAATCTCAGACACCGCAGGCGGGGCACTCGATAAACTTGGCGGGATGTTTGGCGATGCCTGGACAGGTATAACAGACACCACCAGGGGATTCAAAGAAGATACAACCGCGATAATGACGGGTGCGGTTGACTCCATGATGGACATAACTGCACCGTTTGTCAGCAAACTGCCAGAGGACTATCGGAGCATGTGGGGGGATATCGGGGATGGCGCAAAGAGCTTTATCTCTGGGGACTACACAGGAGCGTTTTCCTCACTTGTGAGCATTGCGACCACATACACGGACATGGTGTTTGAGACGTTTGACGACATGAGACAGGGCATTGTTGACACGTTTAACAAGCTCAAATCTTCGGTGGTCAACATCTGGACTGGCATTGAAAACAGTATTAAGTCGGTCATAAATGGGATCATCGACGGCATCAACACGATGATCCGGGGCATCAATCGCTTTGAAATTGATGTGCCGGGATGGGTCACAGACATCACGGGATTCACCGATTTTGGCTTTAACATCGCCACAATCCCCCGGCTGGCTGCAGGAGGTATAGTTACCCAGCCAACAGTAGCCATGATAGGTGAAGCAGGCCCGGAGGCGATTGTACCTCTGGACGGTAGCAGTTCGGGAGTTGGAGGCGTAACGATCCAGGTTGAAAACATGAATGTCAGAACTGACAACGACATAAAACTGGTGGCTCAGGAGCTTTACACTTTGAGCACACGGAAGAACCGAGCGAGGGGGATTCAATGACTGAGGACAATGGCGGATTTTCTCTGAACGGGATACCTGCATCAGAATATGGGGCAACCCTCCTATATTCTCCAGGACAGCCCATGCTGCCAGAATCACGCGACAGGACATCAACAGTTCTCAGGCGTGCCGGGCAGTGTTGGATAGGCTCAGAACTCGGTACGCGGGAGTTTGATCTCCCCTGCCAGTTCCGGGACTGCGAAGATGCGGCAGCACTTGACACACTGATCCGGGCGTTTGCACGTGTCTTTGTGGATGCATCAGGCAGGCCAAAACAGCTTAAACTTATTCTGGATGATGCCCCAGATGTTTATTATCTGGTGCGGTATGCCGGTCAGGTTCCGTTTGACCGTGCATGGGTTGGATGCAGTGATTTTAGTTTATCACTTATAGCGGATGACCCTTATGCATATCAACTCTCAGAGGAATTTGATATACAGACGATCACCACATCAGGGGAATCAATGGAAATTATCAGTGATGGGTCTGTTTCCACACCTGCAATCATCTGTGTTGAGAATACAGGGATTGCAGAGATCACGAATGGATTCTCGTTAAAAATCCAATACGAGGTTGATTAAATGGGATACGTAGGAATGAGCGATTATGCGCTCGATAAAATGCTAAAACATCTGCACAATGAAGCGGCATACACGCCACCGAGTACCTATCTGGCGGCGTATATTGGCAACCCCCTGGACGGGGGGGCCGAAGTAACTGAGGCATCATATGCAAGGCAGGCCGTCTCTTGGGCAGGAGTAACAATCGGGACGAATGAGTACACAGACGACAACAGTGCAGAGATCGCATTCCCGGAAGCTGTGGCCGACTATGGGGTCGTGACTCACACAGTCACGTTTGACGCGCTGACGTCGGGAAACATGCTGGAGGTCTTTGAGCTTGCCACTGCCCGCAATGTCACTGCAGGTGGAGTGCTCAAGGTATCCACCGGAAATCTTGACTCTGCGATCAAACGGGAGAGCATCTGATGGGTTTCAATCGTGGATTGGGTGGGTTTAACCGGAGTAAATTTAATTCTGATGCGTTTAGCAACGCGCTGTATTCTACCCCATCTGCGAGGACGGCAACCGATGGCACAGTCATAGCGAGCAAAGACTTTTACATTGCCCCTGTAGCGGATACGATCGCTGAGGGGCTGGCCACTGCACGCACGGACTTTTACATTGCCCCTGTAGCGGATACGATCGCTGAGGGGCTGGCCACTGCACGCACGGACTTTTACATTGTCTCTGCGGCAGGGTCAGCTTCAGAGGGAGGAGTCATAGCGAGCAAAGACTTTTACGCTGAGGGCACCTCAGATTCACTTTCTGCAGGGGCTGCGATCCTAGAGATCATACATCATCTCACCATGGAGTACAGTGGGGCCTTGGCAGTAGGCAAAAAAGTTTGTATTAACGCAAACAATTTTACTGTAATTCTGGATGGTGCAAACGCCATTGACAAGTTCAGCGGGACTTTTCCAGAGGTGTTCCCCGTGGCATGCACCGTAGTATACACAGATGGTGGGGCAAGCAGAACGGTTAAACTCACCGTTGCGAGACGAGACAGAACGATTTAGGAGGTTTTATGGTTATTAATGGTGGGTTCTATCCCACAATACAAAACTCGTTAGAGGGATCTCTAACTGCCGGAGTTAACAGCACAGGCACGATACTGCCTGTGGATCACTGCGATTATTACATCCCCAAAGACTGGGTGTATACTGACGTTTCAGCGGTTAATCCTGTGCTCGCCGTGGTTGGATATGACAGCACAGATTACACGTATCCAGAGACAGTTAAGATCATAGGGATCAGTGCAGCGACAGGTGCCGGTAATCTCACAGTGACTCGGGGTATAGGCGGAACAGCAACAGCAGGAAATGCCAGATCATGGTTCAGTGGGGA